CTACGAATGAAACGATGGCAATTCATCAATAAGCTGATAAAGAAATACAAGTATCAGCGCTACTTGGAGATAGGACACGACAAAGGGTTGAATTTCGGTCGTGTACGATGTCGTGAAAAGGCAAGTGTCGATCCTGGCTTCCCACCGTATGACTATGTGAAACCAACATACAAGATGACCAGCGATCAGTTCTTTGAGCAGATAGCACCTGGACTGGATAAGTGGGATATCATCTTTATTGACGGTCTGCACGAATCACACCAAGTGGACAAGGATATTGAGAACTCATTACGTTCACTAACGCCAAACGGAAGTATCGTCATCCACGACTGCAATCCACAAGACGAGATTCGTCAGCGTGTGCCGAGAGAGTCAAAGCAGTGGAATGGTGATGTATGGAAATCGGTCGCTAAGTACAGAAGTCAGGGTGGCAGGTGCGTTGTTATTGATACAGACGAAGGGTTAGGATGGATACACCGATCCTTAGAACCACCTGAACCGTTTGAAGTGGAGTACACCTATCAGGCATTGGATAAAAACAGGGAGTTGTATCTTGGTTTACGATAACGAGCAAACAGCGGACATCATTCTTGAACGCTTGAAAATAGGCGATCCTTTTTCCTATATCCGTTTTGGTGATGGCGATTTCATAGCCATGTATCCGCACAAACAAAATAAAGTGGTCGGCGGTAACAATAAGAGCTTAATAACGAAGGAGATTCAAGACCTGATCAAGGAAAGTTACCAGGTCAACGAAAGTAATTACATGGTGGGTACACTACTGCCGGGTAAACGATCGATGCGGTCAGCGGTCAACTGGCGACTGATAGACGAACTTGTGAGTCATCCCACAGACCTATACAGTGCCATCGCTTTACAGGAGTGTTTCCTTACACGAAAGAACGTATTTGCGGAGATCCTTACCGAGTTGCGTAAACGAAAAACCTTGTATGTGAATCACTACTACGAGCCGATATTAGATATACTTGGTGACGTAACATGGATACAAATTCCACAGTACAACGCTTGTGGGGACTGGGAGCATTACTTGACGCTTATCAATAGTCACTACGACTACGATCAGATCATACTAAGTGCTGGTGCTTTGTCAAGAGTGATCGGTAAGAAGATCCACGGAGAGAAGATTGTCTTGGATATTGGCAGTGTATCGGATATGCTTATTATTGGCACGGAGAGTTTCAAGCATATAAGCCAACGAAGTCACATCCGAAAAAATAGAGTTAGCATTGAGAAAATAGTCAAGTACCTACATGATCTTTACAAACATTCCGTATAACTTAGATAAGAACTTAGGTCAGGCGTACAACGATTTCATGTCCCTATTGGGTGAGGACGACTGGGGGGTATTCTTGGATCACGATGCGATGTTCGTACAGAGAGACTATTACAGAATCCTAACAGAAGCGAGTAAGAGTGAGTTCGGGTTGATGACAGCCATGACCAACAGGATAGGATGTCGGTATCAGGTGCATAACATCAAAAAGACCAACGACATGAAAGTGCATTTCGACTACGGCAAGAAGGTAAGCGAGAAGAAAGAGCCTATTGAAGATATCACCTTCCGATCACCGTTCAGTGGCGTGGTTATCATGATCAGTAAAAAGACCTGGAACAAAGTCAAGTTCAAAGATGGATTCTTAGGGGTGGACAACCACATCCACAGGGATGTAAGGGATGCTGGAATCAAGGTAGGCATGATACGCCAGTTGTATGTGTATCACTGGTACAGGCAAGACGGAAAGGGGCATCTATGACGTTTATCTACACGGTAGGCGATGGGTCGAAGTATGAGGACAAGGAACTACGCTATTCTTTGAGAAGTGTCGAGAAGTACACCGATTCAGATGTTATTTTGGTAGGGCATAAGCCGTCATGGTATCAGGGGGAATACCACGAAGTCAAAGATGGCGATAATGCCTATGTGAACAAGTGGCGCAAAATAACCTTTGCTTGTTGGCTGGTTGACGAGTTCATACAGATGGATGACGACTTTATTCTGTTAGCACCGTATGAGCCTGTTGTTTACAAGTTAAACTACACGATGCTTCAAAAAGCCTACATGAGGGGCAGGGGGCAAACCGATCATTCCAAAATGATATGGGCGACAGCTGAATTGTGTCCAGACGAGCCTTGCTATTTATTACACACACCGTTACCTGTCCATTCGGATACCTTCATTCAGGTAAGCAATAAATACAAGTGGGATGAAGCACCGAGCATCGATCCTAAGCAGATGTACTGCATCCACCAGGACAAGTACGAAGTCAGGATAAAACAAGATGTAAAGGGCTATTTCCCGAAGGATGAACACTTGTGGTCACTCACACCGAAACTGCGTCATCCCGAACAGTTGGATGAGATGCTCCCCCATCCGAGCAAGTGGGAAAAGCAGGTTTAGGAATCTTCGTATATTCGGATATGTTTACAGACTATCCAAAAGCCGCTACCGAAAACGCCAAGAGGGCAATCCGCATCAAGGAAGAAAACGATAGAGGTTGTGGAACGAGGGTAGGATGGACACGAGCCAGGCAGTTAGCGGATCGGAAGCCGATCAGTCTTGACACCGTGAGAAGGATGGCAAGTTTCAACCGTCATCGACAGAACAGCGCAGGTGATCCCAAAGAGGATTGTGGCGCTTTAATGTGGTTGGCGTGGGGTGGAACAGAAGGGATTGACTGGGCAATCAGAACATCAAATGCGAACAAGATGCAATTTAAGAGCAGCGCACAAGAGATTAAAGACATTGACAAAGAAGGGGTCGTGATAGCGTATGCGAATGTGTACGACTTTGAAGATTCCGATGGCGACATCAGCGCTAAGGGTTCTTTCAAGAGAACCGTAAATAACAATTTCAAGCGGATTCGGGTATTGAAGGATCACAACTCGACCATCAGTTTGGGTATCCCGATGGAGATTGATGCTGACGATCCCTATGGGTTAAAGACAACGACAAAGTTCAACTTGAAGAAAGAGGTGGCAAGGGATATGTTCACCGACTTGGAACTGATGTTGGAAAACGGAATGAATCCGGAACTGTCTATTGGCTACGAAGTTATCAAAAGAGATGAGACAGATCGAAAGATCATCAAAGAATATAAACTGTATGAGTATTCCTTCCTGACAGGATGGGGTGCGAATATGCTATCTATCGCAGAAGGTGTGAAGGATTTGAAAAGCACCTATGGCATCTTGGAACTGATTGAGAAGTCCTACAATTTGGACTACTCGGACACAAGACTGCGACAGATTGAAGAACTTCTGAAATCGTTAACACAAGAAGAACAAGAGACTCTACCTGAAACGGACTCCGCAGATGCGACTCCTGACAGCTCAGACATCAAACATCTATTCGACAATTTTTCACTAAACCAAAATATATCATGGACATTAAAGAACAAGTAGAAGCAGGACTTGCTAAGATCTCCGAGCAGATCGCACAAGTTGAAGCAAAACAAGCGGAAGAAATCCGCAATGTAGGTACGTCACACGAGGAAACCGTTGCACAAATGAAGAACCTTGTGGAGAGAGCCGATGCGCTGAAAAGCCGTATCGATGAGATGGAAAAATCCAGCAACCGAAAGGAAGGCGGATCATTCAAAAATGAACTGGCGATGGAATTGGAATCGCACAAATCACAGTTGAATGAGCTGAAAACCAACGGTCGTGGTTTCCGAATGGATCTGAAAGTTGCCAACGATCCAATGACCACAGGCAACACTTACACTGGCGAAGTAATCGAGTCCGATCGTCTGCCAGGTGTGTACTTCGATCCTGACCGAGCAACGCATGTGCGACAGTTCCTGACGCAGACAAGCACCACGAGCGACAATGTGCGCTACGTTCAGGAAACAGGCTACACGGACGGAACAGATGTTCAAGCCGAAGGCGCAGCCAAAGGCGTTAGTGATTTCTCACTGGAAGCCAAAGATGCACCTGTACGAACCATCGCTTCTTACATTCGTGTAAGCCGTCAGATGCTTGACGACACTGCGTTCCTTACTTCGTACATCAACCAGCGACTGCCTAAGAAGTTGTTCCTGGAAGAAGATGATCAGATCCTTTATGGTAACGGATCGAATGAGAACCTGGAAGGTATCACAGCAGTGGCACAGGCTTTTGCTGCCATCACAGGTCTTTCCTTGGTGTCACGATTTGATGCACTTGTGAACAGCATTTCACAGGTTCGCACGGACAATGGTGAGTATCAGGCATCAGCCATCATGCTGAATCCCGAAGATTACTACATCATGTTGGTTGAGAAGGATAATGAGAACCGATACTACTTCCCGGATGCTGTCCGTTTTGGCGGTCAACCACCGAGAGTAGCAGGTGTTCCTGTTATCACGAACACAGCGGTTGCAGCCGATGACTTCATTGTCGGTGATTTCAACCTTGGTGCTACCATGGCACTTCGTGAAGGTGTAAGTCTGCAATTCTTTGAGCAGGATCAAGACAACGTGATCAAAAACCTTGTCACAGTCCGAGTAGAAGAAAGACTGGCATTGCCGATCCACAATCCGAATGCGTTTGTGTACGGTGACTTTACGACTGCACTTGCATCCTAAATCTAATGGGGGGATCTTCGGATCTCCCCTTTTTTTATGCTAAAATATCCTTTCAACATTGAGAATATCCTTGTCAGCGCTACAAAGACGGAAGGTGCTACACCCACGTTTCTGACAACTGCCGAGGTAAAGAATTACCTTCGGGTGGATTACACGGTGGACGATACCATTATCGCTGATCTTATCCAAGGGGCGTATGACGCTTTCGAGGGCTACACGAGTAGGTCACTACGGACTTACACGATTGAAGCGGTCTGGGAGCAATTTGGAGCGTCTGTGGACTTACCTTATGCACCAGTTACCAGTGTTACGAAAGTAGAGTACAGATTTGAAGATGGCACGAATAACGATGTCACTTCGATATGGGAACAAATAGGGGGTTCTATTCGGGTGCTGAAACCTGAACAAGTAGCGTATGGAAACCGATTGGTGGTAACGTATGCGACTGGATACACAACGATACCAGGGAAATTGAAGATGGGTCTGTTAAAGTGGATTGCTACCAATTATGAGGACAGACAAAATACAGCGGACTTCAACGTTTATGAAGTGCCGAACAGTTCAAAACATCTGTGGGCTGAATATCGGGTAATGACGTTATGATGAGTAGAAGCGACAGGGTGAATGTCGGGTCGCTTAGTGATCGTGTGACGCTTCAATTCACATCCACAACTGATGACGGCATGGGTGGGACGATACCAGCTAATACCAATCTATTCACGACCTGGGCGGATATAAAACCGCTAAGCGCAAAAAGACTGTTAAGTATCGACAGGACGGTACAAAACACCACCCACGAGATTACCTTCCGGTGGCGAAATGATCTTATCAGTTATTCGTATGTTCGGGCTACGTTAGACAATGGAATCCGATTGATTCATTCGGGGAATAATTACATTGTGAATACGGTCATCAACGTGGACAATGGCAGTTGGACGGTGCAATGTTTAGCGACACAGGAGTCGTATGATTAGCGTACAGGGGATGAATGTTCTTTTACGGAAGATTGCCAAGGCAAACGGTGAAGTTCAAGCCAAGGTAAAGAGAGCGAATCAGATTACCAGTTTGAACATCGAGAGACAAGCGAAAAGAAATGCACCAACGAATAAGAAGATCGGAGCAGGTGGGCGGTTACGCAGTGCCATCGTTGCCGATCATTCGGGGGAAGAAGCCAATGTCGAGGTCAAAGTAAACTACGCACAGTATGTGGAGTTCGGTACAGGGGCGTTTGCTGCCGAATACTTAGCGACAAAAGATAAAGACTTGCGAGAATATGCGATGACTTTTTACGAAACAGGCAAGGGACGGATGCCAGCACAACCTTTCTTGTTTCCGGCAGCCGAAGCCGAGCGACCCAAACACATTGAACGAATGAGAAAAGCACTTCAATGAAAGATCCAGGCATCGCATTACAGACAGAATATAAGACGCTACTAAGCGATATCGTCTACAATAACAGGTTAGTGCCTGTGTATGACGTTGTTCCGTTAAACGCAACCTATCCGCACATAAAGATCGGGGATCGTACTTTATTGGATCGTTCCAACAAGACGTGGTACGGAACAGAGGTGACCCAGCAGATACAAGTCATTGACCGGTTTCCTGCCAACTACGGATCACGAACATCGGTCTATACGATTGTTCAAGAAGCGAAATTAAGGATACGGAAGATCAGGGAGCGACTGAACATCACAGGGTTCAATGTGATCACGGCAACGGTCGATAATGAAAACACGATTCAGGAACTGACGGACACATATTTCTATTTCAGGAATATCCTTACATTTCGGCATATCATTGAAGAAAACCTACCGTCAAAATTAACCTTTGGCGGTGTTCACAATTCACAGGTGTATCGGAATCAACTGGATGTCAGTTTGATCAGTGCGTGTAATACAGGCGATGTTAATATCCTAAATGCCTACACCACATTGAATGAAATTCTTCAACCACAATATATAACGTATAACGGAAGGCGATTGACCTATGGCGGATCTTGAATTAACCAGTGCAAGTTTAGCAACCAGGGAAGCGATAGCTGACCTGCTACCGATACCGAGTGCGTATGGGAAACTATACTATGTAGGATCGCAGAGTTTATCGGTAACAACAGCAGGTGTTCAGGTTGTGGGCTTTACGAAAGGCACGGATGATAACCTTGTATTGAATGACAACGACATTGAAATTCTTTATCAGGGCAGATATAAGATCTTTGCTATGGTATCGTTTACCGATGGCAACAATATCGCTTTTGATTTGGAGATCAGAAAAAACGGAACAAACCTGTGTGTATGTAATCCGCAGTTGGAAGTGGTATCAGGAAGGGAAGCCTTTATCAGTTCTTTTGAAGTAGCCGACCTGGTAGCAGGTGACAAAATTTCCGTATATTTGAAATCAGACAGCAACACCACAGCAACGATGCTGAAACAAAAACTAATCGTGACGAACTAATGGCGCAATTAAACGGATCAAATGTAGTGGTATGGTTGGATTCAGCCAGTACACCTACCGAATCAGAGAAAGTATTATTCACAACGAACTGCACACTAAGCATCACCCATGACTTGCCGGATGCTACCACCAAAGATTCAGCAGGGTGGGCAGAGCATATTTCCGGGCTTCGGTCTTGGGAGATCACAGTCGATGGTCTGTCCGATTTCGGTGGAGCATCAGGTGACAACATCACTGACCTTTGGGGTCTTATCAACAACCGAACAACCACAGCACGAGTGATCTTTGCGGTTGATGACGATGACGATGGGTCTGCTACTGCTTACTTTTATGGTGAGGTATCACTTGCCAACCTGGAACTTACCAATGAGATGGAAGCGACTGCATCGTTTTCAGGTACGTTGACAGGTAACGGAGCATTGACAACCACCGATCCTTGGGCATAATGAATAAAACCTTCATCGAGTTAAACGGTCGTCAATTAGATGTACGGTTGACGTTAGGTGCGATTGAGGATTACTGCGATGAGCTGAACATCAAGAAAGGATGGGAAGCATCGATCAGTGAATCACCGAAGAACATTCGGTTGTTCATTTATCACTTGGTCAAGCACAACGAAGTCACGAAAGAAGAGTTGAAAGACCTTGCTTTCTCCGAGTTAAACAAAGCGCTGGGCGTACTGGGGACAGGCGAGGGAAAGGCGGTGGAGGAGTAGACTTAGAAGAGGTCTATTCCTTCTGTTTTTCGGAGTTAGGACAATCTTATCAGGAAGCCAGGGCAATGACCTTGTGGGAGTTCCATCTACGTCAAGAAGGATATAAAAGGCGCAGGTATGAGGAATGGCACAGGATCAGGGTCTTGGCTTCTTTGCTATTACAACCACATCTCAAAAAGGGTAAGAAGGTACGTCCCGAAGATTTGGTATCTTTACCGAGCGATAAAAAGCCGAAGCCTACCAAAGAGCAGTACGATAAATTCATGAGTAAGTTATGATCAACCAGTTTCTAAAAGTTACGTTTACGGCTGACCTGAAACAGTTTAATGCCGGGTTGAAGAATGTTTCAAACAGGTTGGGCGAGGTTGGTAAGAATATGGAATCCTTCGGTCGCAACCTGGCGGTCAAGGTTACAGCACCGATAGCGGCTTTCAGTGCGGTATCTGTCAAGGCGTTTGCAGAACAAGAAAAGGCGGAGTTAAAACTTCGGGCAGCCTTAGAAGCGAATGGTCGTGAGGTTGACAAGTTATTTCAGGAGTACAAAGACTTTGCCAGTCAGTTACAAGCCGTTACGATAGTGGGCGATGAAGCGACACTTGCTATGCTTCAAATGGCGGAGAATATGGGTCTCACAGGGGAGAACGCCAAGAGGGCGGCACAAAACGCAATAGGGTTGTCGTCAGCCTTTGGGATATCAGCACAAAGTGCGATGCGCTATACAGCGATGTTGGAACAGGGCGATACCACGATGCTCAATAGATACATCCCTACACTTCGGGCGGTTGAAGATGAAACCGAGAGGGTAGCGTTAGCGCAGGATATTCTTTCCAAAGCGTTTGAAACATCGAGGGCAGAAGCGAGAACATTAAGTGGTCAGATCCAACAGATACGGAATAACTTCGGGGACTTCCAGGAAGTAGTAGGTGGGATTATTGCCGAAGCACTTGAACCGTTTACAAGGCGAATCAAGTTCATGGTCATGCAGTTGAAGTCCATGAATCCACAAGTGATAGAAGCACGATTAGCGTTTGCAGGGATAGCCGCTGCCATTCCGATTGTGATATTGGCGGTCAGTAAGTTGATTCTTGGATTGAAAGGTCTTGCAACGATGTTGGGTGTTATCCTTTCACCGATTGCCTTAAAAGTAGCAGCACTTGCTATGTTAGCGGCAGGGATAAAGTATGCAGCTGACAATTCCGAGCAGTTGGCACAAAGGTTTGAGTATTACTTTGCCTTAGCGCAGAACGCAGTAGTGGATATGGTTGTCGAGTCCTTATTGGCGTTGCAGAAACTTGCCGGTATTGTTCCTGGGATGGAAACAGCGTTTATCAGTTTGGCAGCAGGAATGGCAAGTATGAAAGCCGATGTTCCTGATAAAAGTGATTTCACACCTTTTGGATCGTTTGCTGATAGTATTGGTGGCGCTGTTGATTTCATACAAGGCAAAATGAAAGACTTGGTGCAGAGTTTCGGGTTCGAGATGCCGAACCTTGCTATGCAGACAACGATTCAACGAGCGGATATGCCAGACGAGGGGGAAAGTATCGAAGAGCGGATGATCCAGCGTTTCGAGAATGTAGCCGAGAAAAGTAAAGTCAAGGTCAAAGAAGTAAACAACGAAGTCAAAAAGACGGTTGATGTTCTTGGTGACTGGGGCAATATGCTAACAAACCTATTCGATACGCTTGTGTTTGAAACATCGAGATTCGGTGATGTGCTGAAAATGGTTTTACGTCAGTTGGCGAGTAAGGCATTTCTTACTTTTTTGCAGGTCGTTGTGGGTGGCGGTTTTGGTGCGCTTGGGGAAATGGGTTTCGGTGGGTTCTTCAAGAAAGTGGTAGGCGTAAACGATGCTTTGATCACTTCGTCAGGCGATATTGTGAAGTTCCATCCTGATGACAACATCTTAGCCATGAAGGACTTTTCAGGGTTAGGCGGTGGACAGAATATCCACGTCACAGTAAGCGGTCAACTACGAGGTGAGGATATCTTTATATCAGGAACAAGAGGCGGAGCGAGATACAGCCGATGATACGATGGCGCATACAACAGGAAGCGATAGAGAGCCAGGAAACGTACCGGATTGACATTGACGATCCATCATGGTCGGGTTCTGTCCAAGAGATCACATCTGCCGGGTTCACATTTCAGCATCAATCGCTATCCGATACAGATCCTTTTTCGCAGAACATATTAGAAGGGCAGTTGTCGTTTACTGTTTACATAGACACGGACACCGACTTCATGAGTCCCACGAATCTGAATAGTATCATTCAGGGTGAGGATGCCGAATACACAGCAACATTAAAGATACTATCAGGGGCATCTTATGACACCCTATGGACAGGTGGGATTATTCCCGACCTTACAACGTATTCAGAAAGTTTTGATCCCTATCAAGCGACATTCATTGCAAAGGATTTCATCCTTACCAAGAGTCAACAGTATGTGCCTGATGAGGACAGACGGAGACTGATTGATATCATTAAAGAGATCGTACAAGATGAGGTCAATATCACAGTCAAAAGCTTAACATCTTTTGCAGCTGACGGAACGCCAGGCAGTAATGATGATTATCTGTCTTATGTGTATATCGATGATACTTCACTGGTTCAGTACGATGACACCTACAATACACCGATCTACAAGATCGAAGCGTTGCAGTGGATATTACAGTCCAATAATTTGATCCTGAAACAATGGGACAATACCTGGTATGTAAGCCAGTTCACTGCTTATGATGGCTCTACCGGATATGAATACAACAGTTCGACTGATACGACCACAAGTGTAACAATACGGAATCCGGTCACCGATGTGACTATCAATTCTGTAAATAAGATTATCCCTGCGGTTTATCTTGCCTTTGGTGAATACCGACACAGAACAAGAATAAGCACGTTAAATACACCCATTCCTGATACTGTCACGATATTAAGTACAAACAGTGCAGGTACGTCTTATTCCGGCAAGTTCGATGCTGATGCTTCTTCACATACAGTAGAATTAAGTTTTGATGTTGAAGTGAACCCAGGCACAACCTATACATCCATGAATGTTGCGGTTGAGATCGCCTATGGTGATTATCGTTTTTTAATCAATAGCACGAATGTAACAAGTCCACCAGCGATCAATGAGTGGGTTGATATTGCCGACATCACAGGTGGGTCAGGGAATTACAGGAATATCTTAGAGCTAACGCAACAGGGTCAGTTTGGGCAGATATGGGCAGGGTCGTTTTCGATATCTACCGATTTCTTACCAGCCGGAACAGATGAGGAGTTTAAGATTACATTCTACCGGGCGACAAACAGTTCATCCACGAACAATACAGCGTTTTACAAGAATGTAAATTTCGTAATCAATGATATCAACGCTGATAATAACAGCGAGAGCATCCGTTTGTTTGGCACATCACCGAACAACTATTCCTACATTTACAATATGCAGGATGTGTATTTCGGGGATGCCGTTGTTACATTTCAGAAATCAAAATATGTGTATATCCCTGTCAGTACGTTTCAAGATACATCGCTATGGGGTTACAAAGGTGACACACGAACCAAGGAGTTTGTGGAGTTACTTGTCGATGACATCCTTCAATTCACAAGTTATCCGAAGCGGTTATTAAATGCTACAATAAAAATTG